TTCGCTCACGGGACCACTCCTTCGAGGATTTCACCTATCCTACGTATTACATACGGGGGAATAGGTGTCACCCAAAAAGTTAGGAACATAATCAGTCCTAGGATCACTCCAAAGCGAGGAACAAATGCCCTTCACATAAGTGAAGAAAACATTTGTCCGTCTTTGGAAGCATTTGATTTAGCCAATTCCCACTTCCTTGACTCCTCCTTTTGGAGGAAATCAACGATATGAGATAGCGATCAACTGCTTTCTTCTGCTAGTTGCGACAGAGCACGAGCCTTACCCGGTGGAAACACCGCGTTAGCTTGGCTGTCACGCAATAAAGCCTTCGGGCCAAATAGCACCAAAGATCCATATAAGGAATCATCCTCGGGTCTCTTTGACCCTGGGATTTTCCTTAAAAGATTAGGGGCTTCAGTTCATCGAAACAGACCCTTTTGTATAGAATCTGCTAGAACTAAAGCACTAAGCCATCTATGTCGAACAGCGGACATAATAAGTCCGGGTCCGATAATAGATAGATCCTCTCCATCCAGACTTCTGACTCTCTTAGCAAATTCAACCATCTCAGAAGAGACAATTGATTTTGCCAAAGAAATACTCACACCGAGTGATTGCATTATTGCAAGATAACTCGGGGCTGCCACTTCAGGCACAATGACGTCGTCACCAAGGATCGCATAGTTTTCAACTAATGTTTTCGATGATGATTGGACAATCATGTGGTGAGTTAGCGCGAGCATTGCTCATGATGAGTATGCCCCCATAGGTTGACCGACAGCGTATTTTACTACGTCGTCGTGAAACTTAAAGGGCATATCCACCAATGAGCACCATAAGTCTGCAAGTCGAGGAGTTATATACTGACACAGTACATCTCTCTGAATTAGACGCGGTATACGATCTGTAGCCGCGGATAAGTCATAAGAGTAGTACTTAGAACCATCAGCCCGCAAGGCCCAAACAGGGCCAAGTTGGTTGTACGTTCCGTCGGTAGGTAACTTCCCTAAAAATTTAAAGATTTCCTTATGTAAAGGATATAGTGCCACTTGTACCCAGTAATTGGTTATACCAATCACTCTCGCTTTTCCAGCAGTTTTATAAACTACTGAAAGACGAGAAAGGTTGAAGTGCGTTAAGCTAAGTAACTCTTTACCTGGTATTCACATCTCTCTTGGCAAGGTCAATTTCAAAAGAAATATAACCGCTGTCAATAAGGATGTGTCATGGAAGTCATAGA